TTCATTAAATTATTTCCGATTCCGGATGATTTTTACGCCACGTTAATAATGCTGTTTCAATAGTTGGATGACGTTCGCTCATTGATCCTTCGCGTCCATTGCGCTGCCACAATACAATTTTAACTGCACGCGGACCGCCCTGCATTATAGATGCTCGCACACACCTGTCATGACAAAGGAAAACAAGGCGGGTTATGAAATCATAATCAAATGTTGCGCAGTCTTGAAAATGGTTAATAGACCATCCATCGCCAAACTTTTTTAATTCTCCCGGAATGTGATGTTTTCCAAAATAAAGAATTGCGAATAATTCTTCGGCTTTTTCTTTATCCATTTCAAACCATCCCTAATCGCTTAACTATTTATTTTTAAAAAGTATTTCCGTGTAAAAATTCTTAATTTACGATTTTTCCTTTTTTCTTCTTTTTTTTATTTATCTATTTATTATTATTCATTTATTTATTATATTTATTATATATCCCCCCACCCTTCAGGGAGGGTTGGAGGGTTGCCCCTTATATATATTGTCCGGTAAAATTATATGAAACCGGTAAAATAGTTACCTAGGATGAACCCGCCACCCTCCCCACTTTTGGTTATTGCCGCCCAACTATCTACGGCAATCCCCTTTATTTTTCGGATAGATACGCAGATTTTTGAAAATATGCGCCGATTTTCAAACCCTCCCTGAATTTTGGGGATAGTGGAGGGTTGTATTGATGTATTTTGATGTGCGGTAATTTTTTTCATTGTAACTACTTATCCTCTCCCGAACTATCCAAGTTTCCCTGGCTGTCATTTAATGATATTCCCAGATAGATATTCCGGCCGTTGGATTTTGTTTTGTCAAATTTTTTAGTGAGTTGCTTGCCGAACCATGTCCCGGTGAGTTTGTCGCCTTTGCCCTGGCTGGATTTATACCAGGCGACAAAGGAATTAAACAGAACGTCGGCTTTTTCTTTGGCCAGCGGATCACGTATGCAGCATTCGTCTATCCAATCGCCGATCATGTCTTCGTCCATGCGGTATTTTTCCGTGGCCTCGGTGACTATACGCGGCGGTTTCAGTCCGTCGCGCTGCCATTCCAGGCAGCCTTCAACGAGCCAGGCCAGGATGCCGGGGAGTTCCTGCATGAGTTCTTTATCCAGGTCAAGATTGGCCTTGCGTTCGTAAGCTTCGCGCGGATCGCGGTTAACGAAACTGATATTGTGCGGGATGAGGTGGACGCGCTCCCAGAATGATTTATCGTCCGCCGGCGCCTGCGGCTGGTGGTTGGTCTCAACAAAAAGGGTGTGCGTCGGGTCGAAATACGATTGATATTTATCGTGTGGATTGCGCCCGGTGAGCTCGTTTTTGCCCGTGTACCATTTTATCTTGGCCACAGAGAAACGCTGGCCTTCGTCAATCTCACTGGCAAACGCCATTCTTATCCCCTTCAAGCTCATTACGTCCGGACTCGGCCCGGCAGATGATTTGCCGAATTTCTGGCTTAACAGCATTTCGGTAGGGATCGGCGCGGCCATGCCGCCCATGATATATTTTATTTTCTCAATGATCAGGCTGCGGCCGTTCCAGCCGGTTTTGCCGTACAGGATCGGAAATATCTTTTCGGATACGGAGCCGGTCATGGCGTAACCGAAAAGGCGCTTGACATATTGCACCAGGGATTGATCATCGCCCTCCCGATCGCAGTTATAGATCTCGCGCAGGGATTTTTCCCATAGTTTGCGCGGCGCGTCGATGCCTTTCCATTCTATGGGACTGCCTAACGAAAGATAATCGCCCGGACGGCCAGGTTTGAATTTGCCCGTTTCCAGATCGATGACGCCGTTGGCGCATGGGAACAGCATCGGCCTTTTATCCAGTTCGTCGCCGGTAATGGCCAGTGGCTTTTCTATGGTGTGCGCGAACTTTAAACAGGCGGTCCGGCGGTTGTCGCCGCGCAACTGGCGCACGCGTTCGATTATCGCTTTTTGCTGTTTACCGAGCTTTTCTATATCGCCTTCCGGCTCTCCGGCCTTTGTCATTTCTACGATCTGAGCGGATATCTTTTTATATTCTTCCAGGTAAGTTTCGGCGAGCCTCTCGACGGCGGCCAGGGATTTGTTCATTTTGTCGCGCTGCCAGAGATGGCCGGTCCACTCGTACCATTCCTGGGTGTTCTTGACGTAAAGGAATTTATCGCGGAAAAGCGTAGCGTATAAAAGGCCGTCGCCGGCGGAGTTGGAAAAGAGGCACTGGCTGATAAATTTGCTGTCGATTTCCGGCGCGTCTTCTTTCGACGGTTTGCTCTGTGATTTTTCCTGCTCGACGCGCTCGAGTACCTGTTGACGGATATCGTCTTTGCTGCTGAAAATTTCGTCTATGGCGGCTTTGCCGATGCAACTCAGGCATAATCCGCTTTCGGTTACGCCGGGTTCGCCGCACTGCGAGCAGGTTTTATCCATGTCGATTGTAATTTTCGGTGTGTCGGTCATGTTATTCTTCGGTTTCCCCTTCGTCGATTTCTTCGTCTTTGTCCGGTTCGTTTTCTATTTGAATATCCGCGGCTGCCGGCGCCGGTACCGTGAATTCTCTGTCTTCGGAGTAGCGGCTGAGCTTCTTTGCCGACGCGGCCAACATGAATTCAACCAGGTCGGGAATCTTTTCTTTGTCGCCGCCGACCAGGGCGATGATCTCCGGCGCTTTGCTCCGGCAGAAAGTTTCGTCATCGGTCTTGAACACCATCGCCCGCTGCGCGAGTTCGCGCTCGAATGATTCGCGCGGAACGTAGTGGTTATTGAGAATCTTCGTTCTCAGTTCCTGGTGTTCGGCCTGGGCCAGTGTTTTGCGCGTCTCGGCTGACTGTCTATCCTCGTTTAATTTCTCCAGCTGGTCCTGTTTTTTGCCGTCTATTCTTTTTAGACCGGCGACGAGAGCGTATTTATCGGCGATGGTTGTGGTATATTTGCCGTCTTTTGCCGGTCTGAGCAGCCCTTTGCCGTGGTGGTTATAGGCGGTCGATTTTTTTACGCGCCATCCGGCATCGGTCAGGTACTTAATGACGGCCTTGATGTCGTTTAATTTCGGCGATTCCTCTTCCGCCGCTGCAGCTGCAGCGGGGAAATATTTCAACCACAATTTATCGGCATATTGTTTGTAAGAATTCTTAGTAGCCTCCCAATCCTTGACGCTGACGGCGGTTGAGTTGACATTCAGATCGTTGATGCACTTGACGACGGCGTTATACAGGACTTTGAGCGTTGTCTGTTCCTGTTTATCGGCCGCCTTTATCAACTTATCGAACTTATCCTGCTCCAATGTGTAACCGCCGTATGATAATATTATTTTTCTTTTTCCCATTGTGCCTGAGCGCCTTTTTATGCTAGTTATTTCCCGGTGGATGGCAGCGCTCGCGCCCTGTGTGCGTCACAGGTTCTGAGGGAGTTACCGCTCCCTGGAATGCCATCCGCTGTGCTTAAAATCTTAAATAGATGTTTTTACGCATCCGTTATTTTTGTTTTCAGCTTCATCATTTTTTATTCCTAAATATTTAAATCCCTGGACGGCGCGGAAATGCCCGCCATAGCCAGTTTTGGGCGCACTGACCCGCTTCGCGCTTATTTTGCGCCCGCTTTTAATTTTGTTTTGGCCATAGAGGCTGATACTCACCTGTAACCACTTTTCACTGCGCCGCAGGGATTCGCATAGACCCGGGTGTGATGTGTTAAAATAGACATGCTTAACGCGATCACCGTATCTTCCCAAACCATCAACGTGCATTTGGGAAAGAGTGTTGAGAAAAAGCAATCCTATCCCCGCGCCCTGCCACTCCGGCATAACAACCATGCGGGCGGCGCGCATCGCGTTGATATCAAGCCTTGCTGAAAATGCGATATGGCAAACCGGTTTATCTTCAACGGCCCCGACGAAATAATCGCACGCGATCATCCTCGGCAGCTTTAAATAGTGATGCTGCTCAAACATTGGCCAGTAACTCCCGTCCGTTTTGTAAATTTCGAGTTCAAACTTTGGTCGGCGCCAAAGTCCCCTCCCTGAGTATTGCCCGGTGGCTGTATCAAATACCCAATCGGGCTCTACCCATTCAACGATATCGTAATGACACGATAATAATATGCAGCTGCGTATCTCAACTTCATCAAATCCCATGAGTTCAATCTCGGCCGGGTCTTCAAGTTTTAAATTTTTAATTATTTCTTTAAGAAGGATTTCGTCGAATTCCCCGCCCTGTTTATTGGCGGCAATGTTGGCTTTTATTTCCTTATCTTCCGGCCAATCAACTTCGCGGTATGTCATGCGGCCGGCCGGCGTTTCTATATATCCCAGGGAAACGGTTCCCGTTTTGTCGGTGTGCGGTTCCTTGACGATTATCCAGTCCTTATCAAAATTCTTGCAGCGCTGGTGGCCGCCGATAAGCGTCTGTGTCCGGACGTTAAAAACTGTGCCGGACAAATCTC